GCTCTAAACTCCGACGGGGTGCATCGTTCAAAGTCCGTCAGACTCATCCCCACACACCCCGTCGCCAGTCCCATCAGGCGTTCTATGTCGCTGATCTCTTCCCCCGCGCTGTCGTTTTTTTTTCTTCTTCCGTTCCGGTAGTCAGCTCTTGCACCATGGTCGCCACATCCTGTGGCTCCAATCGGTCGGCAAGCTCCTGTGCCGACAGTTCGAAGGGCACATTGTCCACCACGCAGGCGCTCACGATGCAGCACCAGATCAGTATCAGGTTCTCAGTCAGGTCGTTCGCATCCATGCGACTCACGTCCTTCCCGACTTCTCTCTTGAAGCGCATCAGCGCTCCCATCGTCATGCGGAAGGGATATTCCTTACCGCCTATCGTCACCTTTCCCATACCTCACCGACTTACGACTGTGAACTGCCGTCCGACACGGCGCCTGTATTCTCCAACTTGATGCTGTACTTCGCATCGTCGCCGGCCTGTCCGTCCAAGTCGAGGCTGGTGATCAGATACTTGCCGCTATGTGTCGCCGAGCTGTCGCGCACCCCATAGCTTGCATCCACAGGCTCGCCCGCCAGCTGCAGTTGCTTCAGGGTGTCGTAGGTCGACATACCGCTGCCATCCGTCAGCACACAGCCGTCGGCTGAGATCTCTTCCGAATAGCTCTTCACATACTTCTCTTTCCACTTCCCGGCAGACTTCTCCTTCGTCACGCGCTCGCCCGTCTCCGTCGTTGTCGTGATCTTACAGCCCGTCGAATACGACAGTGCCGAGCCTCCCACACTCAGGATCAGGTCGGTACCGTCCAACACCTTTGTCGTTTTGTCTGTTGCCATTGTTCTAATGTCATTTTAATGTTCTTCCAATACGGTTCTTAATTCCCTATCCGTGCGTACAGCCACACCCCCAACAGCGCCAACACGATCACTGCCGCCGTCCAGCGGGCTTCGCGCCATCCCGCACGTCGCTGGTTGGGAGGCTTGCTCATCTCTATCACTGCGCTGTCGTTACGGGCGCACACACTACGCTGCACCTCCGTCGTCTCCATCAGCAGCGTGCACTGCACCGCCGTCTCTGCACTCACCACGAGCTCTCCCGTCGTGTCGCGTTCCACCCGCAGTGCGGTCTGATTGCCGCGTGCCCAGTACGCCGCCCCTTGGGGCAGCTGCCTAAGGCTGTCCGCGGCTATCCGCAGCACCACCGTGTCGCCTTTCGTGCTCATCCGCTCGGTGTACACCCGCGTCTGTTGCACCATGCTGTCGCGCGCACTCTGTCGCGCCTCCTGTCTCTCCGCCGTTACCGGTTTCCCGCGCACACTCGCGCATCCGTTCAAGGACCACACAGCCGTCACTATGAGGACAGCTATTAGCAGCGTCCACAGCCTTCTGAAGCTTGGACACCGCGCGCTTGAGCGACGCCAGTTCTTTTCTCGTTGCATTCAGTTCATCTCTTAATGGTGTGACTATATTATCCATCAGGATCTTGGTCGCCTCGTTCACATTGTCTATGCGCACCCGTTCCGCCTCGGCTCTCGCCTTCTCGGCGCCGGCGCGGGCCTCCTCTGCCTCGGCGCGTGCCCGTGCCACAGTGCTCCGCAGCGTCAACACGCCGATCACACCTGTCAGACAGCCACCGCCCAAGACCACGTTCAGCAATGTGTTCCAATCCATACCGACTTCCTTTCTCCTTTTTCCGTTTCGGTTCCTCTTATCCTTCGATCCCGATCTCCCGCAGCCATGCCGCCACGTCGTACGAGGGGCACTCCTTATGCACCCCCGGTAGGTCTCTGTGTCCCACGATGCGCACCTCAGGGTGCTCTGCGTGGAACTTCCGCACATACGCCGCCAACGCCGCCTTCTGCGCCGCCGTTCGCGTGTCCTGTGCCCGTTTCCCGTCGCGGCTCAGCCCGCCGACGTAGACGATGTGGCGGCTCACCGTGTTATACCCCGCTGCCCCGTTTGTCACCTCCCATGGATCCACCGTGGCATCCTCGTTGTTCGCCACCAAGCGCTCCACTTTGCCGTCGAGGTGAATCAGGTCTGTATATCCCACCTGCTTCCAACCTCGCCCCGCCGGAGGTGCCGCCGTATGCCAGCGCCGTAGCTCCGCCGCCGTCACCTCGCGCCCCTCCGGTGTGGCCGTACAGTGTATCACCAGATACTGCAACCTTTGCGCCGCCATCATCTTCTACTTTTTCTGACTACCATTCTTCACGTGCTCCGTTCGTCGCCTCCCGATCACGCCTTATATCCGCTCATCATCACCACTCCGGCGTCCTCCTTCTTCGGCATGGCGATGAAGTAGTGGCGGAAGCTGATCTTGTTGTGCTGATATTCCGGGTCGGTCGTCGCCTCGCTATAGTACATCTTCGTCGAGCCCGTTGCCTTGAAGACGCGCGGCACATAGAACGCGAACGAGCAACGATACTCGCCCGTCGTCGCCGTGGCATCCACCGCCTTCTTCTTTCCTGCCGTCGTATAGAGCGGCGTATTCACATACGTGTACACCTCGAAGCCGTACAGCGATCCCACCTTGCCCGTCGAGCGGTCCACATTATACTGCTCGCGGAAGTTCTGATCCGCCAACAGCAAGTCATTCACATGATCCGGACACAACACCAGTCGGCGCTGCTCTGCCGGCACCTTCAGGTTATCCATAGCGCGCTTCATAGCCACCACGTCCGCCATCGTCAGGCGCAAGCGTCCCGTCTCGTCTGCCTCACCGCTGCTCTTCAGCACCGGGGTCTTTGTCGTGTTCTCGGTGGCGCACAAGGCGTGTGCCGACTTCTTGAACTTCGCATCGTTCAGCGCGTTCGCGTGGCTCTCCTTCACGCGCTGCATCTTATCGTAGCTGATGGCATACAGCTCGTCGTCCGTCACCGGTGTCACCTTCGTCTGGAACTTATCCAAGCTGATGGCGATGTCCGCGTCGGTCAACGCCTGTGTCGGGATGGGGTAGGTCGTGTTGTTCACCACCACATCCGGATCCACCCCCACATCCACCAAGTGGATCACGTCGTTCTCTACGATGCTGCTCTGGTCCGGCACACCGTCCAGCCACGAGCCCTCCAAGCCGGAGCGCAACGCCTTCACCGTCTCGCCCGTCCATACTTCTGTCAATACTCCTGCCATATCGTTATCTGTTTTTTTATGGGTTATCTTTTTCCCTTGTTCTACTCTTTTTCTGATCCGACCCGATCGCGCATTCACGCTCGCGCTCCGATCCGATCCCTCTCACACTCGGTTGCTCATTCACCCTCGCGTTCCTGAGGCACCTCCATGCCGTACTCTGCCTTATACAGGCGTGCATACTCCTGCGGATCCTCTTGGCGCAGCGTCAACAGCTCCTCGGCGGGCACCTCATGCAGGCTCTTGTAGCGTTCCTCTCGTACGCCGTTCTGCTGATGATTCAGCTGTGCCAAGAGGCTCTGGCGTTGTGTGGGCACCGCCTGTAGTGCCTCTTCCAGTCGCTGACTACCCATGAGCTTTCCTAATTCCATGAAGCGGGCGCGGCTTGTCGCCACGATCTTTCCTGCGCCGATTGCCCCATCCACCAGCGACACGATGCGCTGTGTTTCGAGGCTCTCTTTCTCCTTACGCAGGGCTTCCACCTCGTGCTCCGCCTGCTTCATTGTCTGTAGGCGTTCCATCACCGCCTGTTCGTCTGCCGTCTCCGGCAAGCCTAATTCCAAGGCCAACTTCTTTAGTTCCATCTCGCTATTGTTATTAGTTGATTGTCTCAGGGGCGGCAGTGGGTTCTCCCCATCGCGTCCCATCGTGATTGTCTTGCCCTCATACTTCAGCACCATAGCCTCGTCGTTGGCGCCGATGTCCACCACCGAGATCTCGTACAGTCGGCTTCGGGTGATGGTAGCGCTTCGTTGTCCCGCCACCACATCCTCCGGCGCGTCGCTCGTCGCCAGCACATCCAGTCCCACGCTCACCATCCGGAGCGAACCTTTCTCCCACTGTGCCTTGCAGCGTTTCGACAGTTCGCTGGCTTCGTCGAAGTCCGGCTCTCCCGTCAGCTTACCCGCCTCCTCGCGCAGATCCTTCATCGTCCCGATCACGGCGCCGCGTTCGTGCATATACAGCAGCACGGGGTTCTTCTCATACTGTGTGCGGTCTATCCCTGCCGTCAGCACACGTGTGCCGTAGCTGTTCACCGCCTCTGTTGTGATCACCACTCGTTTCATAAGCTCTCGTTCTTTTTTCGCAAAGGTACCCCCGCTCGCCCCCTGCCTCCAAATTACTATGCAACCCCTGCGGCACTCTCTGCACCCCATGCCCGCTTTTTTGCAGCCCTGCCCGTCCGGGGCTCATCTTTGCAGTATTATTGTCAATCTACACACGTATGAACAAGTCTGAAATCGAACGCAAGAAAGAGTTCGCGCGCGCCCTATTCATGAGTGGCACGCCGCAAGAGCAGATTGCCGACAAGGTGGGCGTCTCTCGTGTCACCATCTCCAAATGGTCCTCGGCTGAGGGCTGGAAGGAGACGCGCGCTGCGCGTAACATCACACGCCCCGAACTCGTCAACAAGCTCCTCGCCACCATCGACCGTCTCATCGAGCAGGTCTCCTCTTCCGGCGACGACTCGCAGCTCGCCGGTCTGGGAGACAAGCTCGCCAAGCTCGCCTCCGTCATCCAGAAGCTCGACAAGCAGGCGGGCGTCGTCGATTCCGTCGAAGTCTTCATGGCTTTCAACAAGTGGCTTCAATTCCGCTCCGCCACCGATCCCGACGTCACCCCCGAACTCGTCAAGGCCATCAACCGCCTTCAGGACAAGTTCCTCACCGAGGCGATCAACAAGAACTCCTTACTCTGACCCCTGCATATGGCTACCACGGTTCTTTCTGCCGAGGCGCGTGCCGCCATAGAGCGTTGGCACGAGCACTGTCGCGAGGTACAGTCCTT